CACCTTTCACCGACATAGGCTGTGTTTCTGGTACTTTTTGAAAAAACTGGTCGCGGGTTAAAAAATCATATTCTATTTTTTCTTCCACATCATCAAAAAGAACTTCTTTTAATACTTTTCTTTTTTGTGCCATCATATACTCCTATTAAATTTTACCTTATTTCTCTAATTTAAGATGATTCTTGTAACCTTCTTTGTCTGATTGGTAAAAATCCCATTCTGCGTTGACATTTATTGCATTTGGATTAACACCCGATGCGGCAATTGCTGCAGCAAATGCATCTTTAGTATCCCAATGTGTATGATTGACATGCTTAACAGCAGCTTTCACTGCCTTTTCTGCTTTTTTAGGAGCTTTTAAAATTGCTCCCATTGCTTTAGATACTTTCTTTTTACGTGCCATGTTGTATATCCTTTATTGTGTTAAAAATTTGTAAGCTGGGGTTTCTTTGAATTCTTCTGGATTGGATGTGAACGCCTCATAAAGGGCTTCAATATTAACAGGAAAAAAATCCCTATCAAAAATCATTCCAGTTGCAGTTACTGCTTCTGTAAATTCTTCAATACTATTCCAAATTACATCATCAGCTGAAGCCGGTTCTACTGCTTCCAATTCTTCTATAAGGTCTTCTTTACTATGTCTTCGGTCTAATTCTATTCCAAGAGTTCTACCTTCTTTTTCTAACTCTTTTTTACTCATTGTTTTTTTGAATCTTGCCACTGTTTTTCTCCTACTGAGGTTTCAATTAATCTATATATTTATTTATAATCCCCCAATCTTGCGAGATTCAGATTGGGGGCACCACAGTGGCTATTGACCGATGGGAATCAGTCTAGGCTTTTTCTCATCTGGAATTACACGTTCCAGATTCACTATAAGCATACCGTCTTTGAGGTCGGCATTCTTAACAATGATATCATCACTCAAGTTGAACTGCCGAGAAAAAGTTCTCTTGGCAATTCCACGATGTACAAAGTTTTCATCATTATCAGCCCCATCATCTTTCGCGGCAGTACGAATGGTAAGAGTACCATCAGTTACTTCTACTTCAATATCACTTTTTGAAAAACCAGCAATAGCTAGCTCAACAACATACTGTAGATCATTAAGTTTGCGAATGTTATATGGTGGATAACCCGACTGGGCGATGTCCATATTAGTAAGACGATTAAAAAATCCATCGAATCCAACGCTGAATCCGAGCATTTTTTGTAAGTCTTGTGGTGTGGGGAATGTGTGTGGTGCTAATGTATACATAGGGCCTCCTTTAAAGCGAGGTTAAAAATTTACACTCCAATCTTCAGCACGTAGACTTGGAGTAATCACGAACAGAAATACAAAATCTATTCGTGGATTAGAGGTTACCACAATTGGTCAACCTCAGTCGCGCCAACCTTCTCCTTTGAAGAGATGTTCGCAACGATGTTTGAAAACAGTCCAAAGTAGACTGCTTAAAGAATCTGAAGTATAATTTCCCGATTCCTTTACTATCAATTTATATTTAGTCTTCATAAATTTTTCATCAATTTGCCAATTACTACCAAAGTATTTAGTCATAATGTAAAAAAAAGTGAAAAGGGTGAGTTTAATCACCCTTTGTCAGATGATATAAGTTTACTTCTTGGAATAAATTCCCCAAAGTACCCAAATTGCTGCTAGGCCTACAAGTCCTTCACCACCTAGTTGTTTAACTAGGCCTACTACTGAACCAATGACATCAATGCCAATGAAAGGAACAGCAGCTCCGAAAATGATTTGAAGAACCACGCCTAATGCGATCAACGCAAGACCAGCTTCTGTAAGACTGCGAATCCAGCCAATTGCTTTTTCTAACATAGGATTACTCCCTTTTGAATTAAAGTTTTGGCAATATAACTTATTTTGTTATTTACCAGTAGAACCAAATCCACCTTCTCGCTCGGTCTTTTGAACTGGTGGTTTTTTGATTTCGGTTAAACCATGATATATCTTTTTCACCAATTCAGCTTGACATACTCTATCTCCATTATTTATTGTTTTTGGAGATTGAGATATGCTAGTCATCATAACGAAAATAGGATCTACATAGTCAGAATCTATTATACCTTCACAATTTGTCAGGTATAAACCCTCATTCCAAACCAAACCTGACCTAGAATGAAGACGAACTGAGTATCCTTCTGGAATATCAAAAATCAATCCAGTAGGAATCATTACTCTTTCCATGTTGTTAACTTGAAGAACTCCGTTCTTAAAAGGCTTTGCAATTACTCTGTTTAGAGTGTCTTGATGAACTTCATATTTGTCTACTCCATCAAAACATGCATGAATATCGAAACACGCTGAACCCTCTGTTGCATAAATGGGGTCTTTAGCATTCGGATGTAATTTGTAAAATTTTAATGTTTCATTCTTTATTGTTTTGGTCGCCATCTTCAGTCCTTTTACTTCCAATATTATATTTTGCTGTAAGATCCCATTGGTCTTTTTCCTTAAAAGATAGGATCTTTAGTTGATTCAACGGAACAACTAATTCACTTGAAGATTCTGGATTCACTAGTGCAATTAAGCCCCATTCCGATAAAAGATTTGCTATTGTATTACGTCTTGCTTGGTCATTTTCTGAGTAATTGGTTGGTTTACCATCAAGTGCAAATAATTCTTTAAAGTGTACTATATAGTATCTACCTTGTTTATGTAGTATGTGACAAGATTGATATAATATTTTGTCCTTTCGGGAAGCTACCCCGATTCTAGTAAGTGTTTCACGCACCTTGAGAAAATCATCTGGATTCTCCAGAGTGCACTCCACCATGTTCTCTGTTCCTGTTGTCATTTTCCACTCCACCTTGATTCAGTTTATCTATGATATAAGCCAACTGATTTTCAGAAAGGATTCTTAGAGCATCTTTGGCTTTCTCATAACTAAATCCATAATACTCTTTCACCAATTCAACATTCTGTAGTTTCTCTGGTTTCAGCCACTTACTATATCTACGTTTCTTTCTAATATTATTTAGTAGATAGTCAAATTGAAGTCGGCTGTCAAGGTGGTGGTTACGATTCATCTCATTTACTTGAAATATGGTGTCCATAAAGAACGATAACCCGCGATTTACGATAAAAGACGAGTATTTCCTCTCATCTTGTGGAGTAAGCATCACATTCTCTTTGGTTTCGTTAATCGCTTTTAGGTAATCAAATGGACTCATAATACTATTATACCATATTGGGGGGGTTTGTCAAGTCTTTAGTTATTTTAACGCTATTGCACCGACAAATGAGTGATTTCTCCAAAATGGTTGAACTGTAGTGAACCCAGCAAAAGATATCATATGCTCAAGTTCTTTCCATGTAAGGGGTTTCATGATGTTTCTGAGGGTTCTTTCCTTGTCCATGATGTCTTCTGTATCAAATGATTTTCGTTTGTAATCGTAATAATTGAACGTAATCATGTCCTGTACCAATGCACTTTCACAGATAGTTTTTTCTGCAAAAATGAAAGCTCCACCAGTATTCAATCCAGCATAGATATTTGAAATAACTTCTCTTCTATCTTTCTTTGGCATAAATTGTAAAGTGAAGATAGAAGTAACCAGATTAGCATTTGTTATTTGAAACTTACGAATATCTTTCATTATAAATTCTACATTAGTAAATCCAGCATTATTCAATTCTTTCGTGCGGTCTTTCAAATCTTGTTCAAAACCATCAGCTACTTCAATTCCGATATATTTTGCTTTAGGGGAATGGTCTTTATTATACTCCATCATAGCCTTTGTAATTTTTCCTGTAGAACATCCAATATCAACTATGTTAGAATCATCTTCTACAAAATAACGTGAAAGACTAATTACATCTTCCATTAAGTTTGAATAACCCCGAATTGAATTTTCAATATGTTCATCGAATCCTTCTTCTCTATGTGCAAAAGTAAAATCAGCCATTGTTCAACTCCTTATAAGGTTTAAGTACTTTCTTGTATATTGAATCTGCTATCGCTTTCATCATTAGTGGTGGCACCATTCTACCCATACGTTCAGATCTTTGTTCCCACTTTCCAGTTAGTTTGAAATCTTCTGGTAAAGAAGTGAGTCTACGAGTTTCACACAATGCAAGTTTTCGCATTTCACTCCAATGAATACATCCACCAGAAGCTGTGATGGTAGGAGCTGGTTTGAATCTTGAAATTCTTTTCATATTGAAGTGATGTCCTTTAGGATGATAATCACAACCAGTTAATACTTTTTTCGGATCAAGTGGCATCTTTGATGCTGTCACAAAATGAGAACCCTTTGTAAAAGAGTCTGTTAACATTTTTATTTCTTCTTCATCATACACTAGATCACTAAATGCATTTCCACTAGTGACTACTTCACTAGACTTTTCTGGAAATATACCAGCAATATTAAGAGAAGTAGTTATCAATCTTC